TTTAGGAATTGTACTTGCTCTTCAAGTAGGAATTACTCTTTTAGAAAGATGGTCTATGAGTAGTGATAAAGCCGCAAAAGAAACTGATAAATTGGCTGAAGCTTTAGCTAAAGCAGGAGGAAAATTATCAACAATAACACAATTAATAGATAGAGGAAATTTAAGTCAAGAAGAATTAAATAGAGTTGTTACTAAACTTAATAAGCAATATCCAGATTTTAACATACAATTAGATAAAAACGGAAAATTAACTGAAGAATCAAGAATACAAATTGATAAAAAAATTAATTCTTTACAGAGACTAGCAAAAGCAGCAGCAATTCAAACTCAATTAGAAGAAATTTATACAAAAGAAATAGAGTTAGAATTAAACACTGAAAAAGAACTAGATGAAGCAAGAAAAGAATTTGCTGATAACGAACACGTTTACAGACTTGCATCAACTCTGGCAAGAAGAGGTGAAACAAAAACCTTAAAGCAAAATACCGAAGAAGCACAACGATTTTTAGGAGTTCAAATTAATAGTATAAAAAGAAAAGCAAAAGAAGAGCAAGATGAACTAAATAAATCTAAAGATAGATTGCTTGATATGTTAGAAGCTGAAGAACTTGCTGATGAAATAATAAAAGACAAAAAAGATAAAGTAAAAAAGAGAGAAAAAGTCAAACAAATAGATTTTACAAAAGTAATAAAGTCTATAAGAAAAGGAGCTGATGATGATGAGCTTTCTGAATTAGAAAAACATTTTGCTGAAAAACAAAAATTAGCTAATAAAATGAGAGCTTTAAGAAGAAAAGAAGCTCTGGAAGAAAGAAAAGAAGTTTTATCTATAATAAAACAATCTGCTGACGGACTTCAAGAGGTGAATCAGGTTTTGTTTGGAAATATAGAAGCTCAAAGAGAAAGAGAGTTGTCTATGATAGATGCTAGAACTCAAAAACTTTTAGCAAATGAAAATTTAACTGCTAGTGAAAGAACTAGAATTTTAGAACAAGCAGAAGAAGCTAAAAGAAAAATAAATGAACGATCTATAAAGCAAGAATTAAAAATGGCACAAATTAAAGCAGGAATTATGGCTGCTCAATTAGCTGCTGAAATATTAGTAACTTCTGGAGTTATAGCAGTAAAAGGAGCTGAAAATCTTGCAAAAGCAGGTCCAAATCCAGCTATGATTGCTGCTTGGGTTGCTCAATCTGCTGTAATTGCAGGAATGTTTGTTTCTGCTAAACAAAAAGCTAATGCTGCAATAGCACAATTAAATGCTCAGGCAGGAGAGTTTTCTGCTTCTCCTTCATCCGAGTCTGTTTCAGAAGGAGGCGCTAATGTTCCTAATTTTAATATTGTAGGGCAATCTCAAACCTCACAATTAGCAAACACAATATCTAATATAACTGGAGAGCCTGTTAGGGCTTATGTTGTTAGTGATGATATAACAAGTATGCAAGAACTTCAGAATAAAGTATTAGATTCTGCTAGTATTGGATAATATTTAAGACACAATAATTATTAAAGAGTTATAATAATATGGAAAGAATTATAGAATTAATTATAGATGAAGAAAATGAATTTAGCGGAATAGAAGCTATTTCTGTAGTTGAAAATCCTGCTATTGAAGAAGATTTTATTGCATTAAAAAAACAGCCAATTCAATTAGCTGAAGTGGACTCGGAAAAAAGAATTTTAATGGGTCCAGCATTAATTCCTGACAGAAAAATATTAAGAAAAGATGATGATGGAGAATATTATATTTATTTTTCAAAAGAGACTGTAAGAAAAGCTTCAGAGCTTTTTTTAATGAAAGGTAATCAAAACAATTCAACATTAGAACATCAGGATATTTTAAAAGGAATGTCTGTTGTTGAATCTTGGATTATTGAAGACAAAAACAAAGATAAATCTAAAAAATATAAAATGGATCTTCCTTTAAATACTTGGATGATTTCTGTAAAAGTATTAAATGACGAAATATGGAACCAAGTAAAAGAAGGAGAGATAAAAGGATTTTCTATTGAAGGATATTTTGCAGATAAAGCAGAAAGACCAAAAGAGTCTATTAAAGAAAAATTTAAAAGTATGGTTATTAATGAAGATTTTGCAATTATAGAAGATAGACTTGCATATTCTTCTATAGACAAAGCAATAGAAATTTCTAAAGAACTTGGTTGTATTGGTTATCACGAACACGAATATGAAGGAAATACTTGGTATATGCCTTGTGAAAAACATATTGTAGAAAATGAAGCCGAAACAGTTTTAAAAAAATTATTATCAGAATTAGAAAATATAAAAGAAGAAGAAAGAATTATTTCATTAGAAAAAACAGAATTATCAGAAAAAAAATATTCTTATCCTGATGCTGTTAAAAATAATGCAAAAAGAGCATTAAGTTTTAAAAAAAATAATCCTCATTCTTCTTGCGGAACTAAATCTGGATGGGAAGCTGCAAAGCTTCTTGCAAGTGGAGAACCAGTTTCAAGATGGTTTATTGCTCATATGGCTTCTTATGTAAGATTTAAAAGAGATAAAAACGAAAAATATGGAGAAGGTTGCGGAAAGTTATTATGGGATGCCTGGGGAGGTGATGCTGGAATTTTAACTTTTGCTCCAAAAGCATTAAAAGAAATAAATAGAGAACCTTTAGATTTAAAATAATTATGGCAAGAAAAAAGAAAAAAACAGTTTCTTCTACTTCTCCAAAGGGGAAAAGAAGAGGATGTCTATGTGATGACGGATCTTATTCGTCAGAATGTTGTGATGGAACATTACAGGCACAAGGAGTGGGAAGTGTAACTATGGGATCAAGCGATTCTGCTGGAACTATAAATAACACAAATAGTCCAAGAACTATAACAAATAGTAGTGGTTGATAAAAAATACAACAACAACTTATTAAATAAGTAATATTAATATATAATAATTATGAAAGCAACTGAAATTGTAGAGAAATTTAAAAACGTTCTTTTAGGAGCTGAAGTAGAAGAGGAAACTAAAGAAGAAGTTTTAGAAACAAAAACTGAAGAAACTTCTGAAGTTAAAGAAAAAACTCTTTTATCTGAAGAAAACAAAGAAGAAATAAAAGAAGAAGATTCTGTAGAGCTTGAAGAAGCTTCAACAGAAGAGGAAACTAAAGAAGAGCTAGATGAAGACATTTATGCTACTAAGCAGGAATTAGCTGAACTAAAGGGAATTGTAGATCAGTTAAGAGGAATGATAAAACCTGTAGATCAAACCTTGGACGTTCCTAAAGAAGAATTATCTTCTGTTGAAACTGAAGTAGAACCTTTAGTTCACAGTCCAGAAGGAGAAGAAAAAACAGCAGGTAAAGTATTACATTCTCAACAGAGAAGAAGAAGTACGACTTTAGATAGAGTAATGAAACAAATAGCTAACATAAAATAAATATAAAAAATGGCAACAACAACAAGTATAACAACTACTTACGCTGGAGAATTTGCAGGAAAATATGTTTCTGCGGCTTTACTTGCAGGTAGTACATTAGGTCAAGGATTAATTACTATCAAACCTAATATAAAACATAAAGAAGTAATGAAGAAAGTAGCAACTGATGGGATAGTGAAAGATGCTACTTGTGATTTTTCAGCAACATCAACTGTTACACTAACAGAAAGAGTTCTTACAATGGAAGAGTTTCAAGTAAACCTACAGCTTTGTAAGAAAGATTTTGCAAGTGATTGGGAAGCAGTACAAATGGGATATTCAGCTTTTGATGAATTACCAAAAAGTTTTGCTGACTTTTTAATTGGACACGTTTCAGCAAAAGTAGCTGCAAAAATTGAAAACAATATTTGGAATGGAGCAAATGGTACAGCAGGAGAATTTGATGGCTTTAATGTAACATTAGCGGCTGATAGTGATGTAGTAGATGTATCAGGAAGTCCTGTTACAGCTTCAAACGTAATTACAGAATTAGGTAAAATTGTAGATGCAATTCCTTCAGCAGTATATGGAGCAGATGATCTACAAATTTATGTACCTGCAAATATATATAAAGCTTATATTAGAGCTTTAGGTGGATTTGGCTCAAGCGGATTAGGAGCGGCAGGTGTTGATAACAAAGGAACTGGTTGGTATTCAGAAGGTCAAGGATTACAATTTGATGGTATTCCTGTAGTTTATGCAAGAGGTCTTGCAAACGAACAGGCTATTGCAGCAGAAAAATCAAATTTATTCTTTGGTTGCGGCTTAATGTCAGACCAAAACGAAGTTAAAGTTATAGATATGGCAGACCTTGACGGATCACAAAACGTAAGAGTGGTTATGAGATTTGCTTGTGGTATTCAACACGCTATTGGTAGCGATATTGTTTGGTACGCATAATTAATTATTAATCTTTAAAATAAGGGTAGGTAAGAGATAGCTCCTGCCTACCCTTTTTTAATTTAAAAAAATATAAAAAAATGGCTTGTGATTTAACTATTGGTCGTAAAGAACCTTGTAAAGATGTCGTTGGAGGAATACAAAAAGTATTTTTTACCGACTTTGGAGATTTAGGTACTGTTACGCAAACAAATGATGAAATAACTGATGCATCTGGAACATTTACTGCTTTTGAATATGTAGTAAAAGGTAATAGTTCTTTTGAACAAACAATTACGAGTTCAAGAGAAACTGGAACAACATACTTTGAACAAACTTTAAATTTAACTCTTAAAAAATTATCTAAAGAAGATAATAAGGAATTAAAATTGATGGCTTATGGAAGACCTCATATTTGTGTGTTAGATAATAACAATAATGCTTTTTTAATGGGATTAGAACACGGATGTGATGTTACAGGAGGAACTATAGTAACTGGAGGATCTATGTCAGATTTAAGTGGATATACATTAACATTTACAGCGATGGAGGTTTTACCTGCTAATTTTATTAGTGGAGCTACAGCAGCAAATCCATATGCTGGACTTAGTTCTGCTACAGAAACTATTACAGTAGGAACTAATTCTTAATAAGAGTTCTTAAAAACAATGTGTGTTTTAAATGGGGATTTTTCCCCATTTTTTTTTATAAAACAAAATAAGATTCTTTTAGTTATATTAATATGGTACGACTAACTCCAACAACAAGTTCTC